GCACACCATTGTTGATGATTTCATCTTCTATATGCTCTAGGTGTAAATTCTTACCTGCTTTTTCTTCATTTAATTTTATAAAATTAGTTAAAGTCAACATAATCATTCGCCTTTATATTTATTTCTGCACCAAGAAATTTCATTAAGTTTGTTGCAGATGATTTAAAAAAAGTAGTTACATTTTTCCATGTTTTAGAAAGAAATGATTTAACACTTGTTAACATCTTAACAAGAATATTTGCTTCTGTCAATACATTTCCATCTATGTAAAACGATTCATCCATTGCATTAACAATTAATGATATTACAGACCAAAAATTATATTCTCCAGTTTTTTGTCCTTTTATTTTTTTAGATGATGTTTTAAATCTTGCTTGTAATTTCATTTTTGTTGCAATCTTTTCACAATAAACATCATCATGTACACTATGAATTGCTACATTAGTACCATCATGTGATGAAACTAACATAAATTCTGCAGCTGCAAGAGCATCTTTACCAAATTTTTCAAAACCAGACATAGCTTCTCTTGCAAATGCAATTTTAAAATCTTTACTTTGTTCAAACAATGAACCCATTTCGGTCATACATTGTTTATGTGCGGCTTCACCTTTGTTTACAACATCATTATTACCCTTTTTGATAATAGCACGAAGTTGGCCAGGTGCAACAGAAGCAGTTACAAAACTTTCAATAATACCACTAACTTTTTTAAATTGAGGTGTTTCTGATAATGATTTATCACTTGATTTTAAAGCTGCATTAAAAGTTGCCATACTTTCTGATTGACCACCAGACATTAATTGGGCCATACCTATCTTTAATGAAAATCTTGCATCACCAATTAAAATATCTGTTTTTGGAGTTTTGTTAGTAGCACCAAATGAAGTCCAGAAACTTGTTAACTTAGTTGATGCTCTACCATACTGTTCTGCTTGAGCACCAGCAAGATCACTTCTATTTTTTAAGATATATTCTGCTATTCGTTTACCAGATACTTTTGCTTCTGGATTAGAATTTATTACCTCAATAATTTTTTGGGGAATACCAGAACTATTATCTAATTCTTTATTATGAAGTTCATACCAACCCATTACAATTGATGCTTCATAATCTTCTGCCTTTAAAGACTCACTTAATAAAGTTTGAATCTTATTTATTGGTGCGACATAATTTTCTTGAACAGGTTTTTTGAGTTGACGAATATATTTCTGTAACATTCAAGGTCTCCATTTACATATAGTTTACACTATTTATAAGAGGTTAAACCTTGAAATCTTCGTAGTTTGGTTCTTTCAACATATCAAGGTTCTTTTTCATAAACTGGTTACTTCCGAAATCAGTTTTATCAAATACTGCTACATCTTGACCACTATCTACTAAGTCCTCTTGTTCCTTAGTCTCTACATCATACAATCTCATTTTACTTCTATCAACACCTAAAACAAATCTTTTATTCACAGTTGGGTCATTATATCTGTTCTTTAACTGTTTTACAACGATTTGATTGAGCGCATCAAGTTCTTCATTTGAGATGAGGGCGAACATGAAATCGGCTGTGGCAGGCAACCCAAATGATTCAGATGTGTCCTCAAGGCCGAGGTCTGATGATGTGAAACCACTCCTCGTTGTTTGTGTTGCTGACATAATTGGAACATTACATTCAACGGCAAGTCCTCGTAGTTCTTCTGCAATAGATTTGATATAAGTGTACGAATTAACATTAGCTGCTCCTTTAAGTCTTGAAGATGCACAAATATTTAGATAGTCAATGAATATCATATCTGGTTTGAAACTTCTCTTGATTGCAAGTTCTTTAATCAAACCACGAAAGTGAGCAGAGTGTGCAGATGCAGTTGGATATTCTTTAATGATAAGTTTACCATTTGTCTTACCCATAATATTTTCAATCTTATCATCAAACATTTTCTTGGGTAAGTTGTGTAAGTCTTCCATAGATACATTCATTAGATTTGCATCTATACGTTCTGCAATACGTTCTTCTGCCATCTCAAGTGTGATGTATAATACATTCTTACCTTGAGATAGACAAGATGCAGCCATATGACACATGAATAGAGATTTACCAACACCAGTTCCAGCAAGACAAATGTTTAGTGTCTTATTTGGAAGTCCACCTTTAGTTATCTTATTAAAGAAATCAAGGTCAAATGGAATACGTTCTTCTACTCTATGATAGAACTCAAATCTTTTATCACTATCGTCAAAATAATCATGGCCAACGGCATTATCAAAACAAACAGCAAGGGCATTTGTAAGAATACTTGGTATTGCATCTGCACTACGATTTTTATCTTTTCCATCAATAATTGAAATACCTTCAACAATTGCATTATAAATTGCTTTGTCTTTACAAAACTTTTCTGTTGTGTCAACTAACCACTCCATATCAACATCAGTAGAATCAAGTGTTTGAATGATGTCTACAATTTTTCTATGTTGATCTTCAGTTAAATCTTTTCTGGATTCTACTTCAATTTCAAGAGATATCTTTGTTGGTATCTTTTTATACTTATCAACAAAATTTGTTATCTCCTCAAATACAACTCGTTCTTCCTTTACATCAAAATAATCTGGCTTGATAAATGGTAATACTTTTCTACAATATTCCTCATTAAATACCAGATTGCTCAGCGTTGTTCGTTCTATCGTCTGTGTTGTCATATCCTACCTCTGATTGTGCAATAATTATGTGGGCTAAAATATCCCCTAAAAGTTTAAAAAATTCATCTCCAAATTTTTCTTTTGGAATCCCATTGTTCTCTAGTATATCATACTTAAACTTTAATTGCAAGTTATTACCTTCAGATAATTGAGTTTCATCTGGTACAGACACTTCTCCGTATCTATAAACAACTCCATGATAATTAGTTTCGCCTGTAAGTCCAATACAAGTTTGATCTGGATAAGCTTCACTATTTAAAAATACAAATTTCTTTGTAATTGGGTCTGCAAGTATTTGCTGTTGAGTTGGTAGTTGAGATTCATCAACTTTATTTTCAATTGGTTCACCTAAGTGATTTAGTAATTTAGACATAATGACAATAACTCCCTAGTATATATTTTGGTTTGTCTATTGGTTTCTGACCAGCATGCATCCAAGGCCATAATGGTGGAAACATAAGTAGAGAACCTTTCTTGCATTTTGATGTAACATCATAATCTGGAAAGGTAGTTGAACCACCATCATTATCATCTAGATACAAAAAGAAAACTAGAAAACGTCTTGCACTAGCATGGTCTGCAACATCAACATGATTACCAAATTGATCTACACCATCTGGTAAATACCTTTTTAATCTTATACCCTCAAATCCATATTTCTGTGGCCAGATATTAGTATCATATCCAATATTACAATCTTTTCTATATCGTTTTATTGAATCTTTAAATACATCAATAAGATAAGCTACTTCCATCTCCCACACAGGATTTGCAAGTAAATGTATTTGTGTAAAGGACATTTCTCCTTGACTTTGTTTTTCGTATTGCTCTGGACAACTATCAAATTGTTGTATCAAATTGTCACAAAATTTATCATCAACCACATTGTCGTATTTTCTAATGTAATTTTCCATACTTATATTCCTTTTGTGCAGCTTCATCTAATAATATCATTACTTCTTCTGTAAAGTATTCAGTAGGATTATTCATAATTGTTTTACCGAACTGTGTCTTACCATCAGGCAACTCAATACGAGTGGACACTTGTTTAAAGATGTTATGTTTAATTGCAAGTTCAAGTAGTCCATAGTATTTATCAAGTCCAGTTTCATAAGATAAACGAACATCTACCATCTTATTCTCAATAGTCAATCTTGACTTGTGATTCTTACAATGTACAATGTTTCCAACAACCTCTGTGCCATCTTTATCTTTTTTCTTTGATAGAAAGATAATAGAAGAAGCTGCATACTTCAATCCAGAACCACCACCCATTTCTTTGGTAGGGAACATAGAACCCATAGAGTCGTATGTATGGTTAGTTACAATCAATGGAACACCACAACGACCTAGTTTCAAAGTAAGAACTCTAAACGCAGCCTTCAATACTTGAGCCCTTGTCATGTCACGAGTTTCTTTTCCATCAGAAGTATCTTCAACTTCCTTTGTAGTAGATAACATTCCAAGTGAATCAAGACACATCATCATAGGTCTACGATCAGTTTCTTTCTTTGCAATATAACCATCTAATACTTTAATGGCCTGTGTTCTGAACTCTTGTACAGTAGTTACTGGTATCATAACCATTCTAGCAGGGTCTATACCCCTATCTATGACCATTTGTTTTGTGATTGCACTCTCTGATTCAAAGTACAAAACACCAGCATCTGGATTTGCATCAAGGAATGATTTAACCATGCCCATAAGAAAGAAAGTTTTCCCAGTCGCTGATTCTCCAGCTATTGCTGTAATCTTATTATTTGGTAATCCACCATGAATAGAACCACTTAATAGTGCATTAAAGATGTACGAACCAGTATCAATGAACCCACCGACATCTGCTCCCTCTACACCATCACTTACCAGACTGGCATA